GGGGGGGGGGGGGGGGGCGGGTTGCAATAGCCCGGCCGGTGTTTTCTTGAAGTGGTTTGCCTTCAGGCTGGCGGCGATCGCTACGGCCGGAAGGACCTTGGTGGCGAAACCGCGATCGAGGCAGGTGGGGCCGTCCATCCAGGTCTCGTCATCCATCCAGGTGGCGATCTCTTCCGGCGTGCGCTTGGTCCGCGCGGCGTAAATGTTCACCAGGCTCGACTTCACCTGATCGAGGACTTCCGCCGTCTTCCGCATCTCGGCCGAGTCGCCGGCGGCGAAGTCGGCCGGGTTGTGGATCATCATGAACGCGTTTGCCGGCATTTCGATCTCGTCGCCGGCCATGGCAATCACGGAAGCCATCGACGCCGCCAAGCCTTCTACGCGGGTGACGATCTTGGCCTTGTGGTTATTGAGCATGGCCAGCACGGCCATGCCCTCCCAGACGGATCCGCCCGGCGAATTGATCCGCACGGTGATCTCGTCGACCTCGCCCAGGGCCTGCAATTGGCGGTGAAACTCCTTCGCGCCCACGCCGAAGAATGAATCGATCTCGTCGTAGAGACAGATCTCGGCCTTGCCGTTGCCTTGGTTCGTGATCGTGGAGCGTGGCATAACTCAAAATCCTTGAAGATCAAACACGAAGACACGAAGAGCACGAAGAAAAGAGATTCTTTATAAAATGGCCTGAAGGGGCATGTCCCTCTTCGTGCTCTTCGTGACTTCGTGTTTAACTCTTAGGTCTTGCTGCCGGCAGTCGCGCCGGCGGCGGTGGAAGCGTCGCTGGACTGCGGGCCCTCCTGCCCCATCAGCCGGAAAGTCATGCCCTCCGGGAAGGGCCGGCTCATCAGCTCGCGGTAGTGGACGGGCTGGCCATCATCGGCGAATTGGCTGTTCAGGCGGGCTGCCAGTGTCTTCGCGCGGCGGATGACGCGGTAATTCTCGCTGAGGATCTCGCCGTCGACCTCGTCGATATCGAGCCCGTTGCGGGCCATGATTCGCCGCCGGCTGTTGAGTCCGGCCGAGGCCTCCGCCATGTCGGCCTGCACGTCCTGCAGGGGCTGGATGTAGGGCCACGTGGGCGCGTGCCAGTCGTGACCGAAGATCGCCGGGCCCAGCCGCTGGAAGGCAGCGCGCAGAACTCGGTCTTCGGCCATCGCACAACGCACCCGCCACTTCCATACGTCGCGGTGAAAGTGCTCGCTGAGCCACTTCTGAAAATCGCGGAAGCGGATCTTGGCCTGATCCATCGCACCCCGCCAGCCGCTGAAATTCGTATTGCTCGGATCGAGCAAAAACACGCAGAGCGGCAGATCGAGATTGATCGAAATAAACGTCAGGACCAGGCTGGCGTGCTGGAAAAACTCTTGATTCGGGATCGCCGGGCTAAAGCCGGTGATCTTCTCCCCCGGCACGTCGCTGTAAATGTCCTGACCGGGCTGGGTCGGATTGACGCCGCGGTTGACTCCCACGGGCGGCCAGGCGACGGCCGCGGCAGCGGCGGCAGCCGATGCGCCCGCGCCCAGCGGCGGGGCCACCTCGCCAGAATATTCGTGCAGGAACGTATAGCAGCTCGCTGCCTGGGCCTTCACCAGTTGCGCGAAGGCCAGGTCATCCATCATGCCGCAGGTATCGGCCGGGGCGGCCAGGGCGGTAACACCCCGGGTCATGCTCAGCCGGTCCGGGCGGTACAAGTGGAGGACGTTGGGCCATTGCAGGCCCGCGGACTTGAACTCGGGGTCCCGCTCGGCCGCGTAGGCCGGGTATTTCGTGATGTCGCTGACCAGGCGGACGCTCTGGTGAATTTCCCAGTCGCGATTCGTGATCCAATACTCGCTCGGGCGGCCGTCGTCATCCGCGACGATGCCGTGGACGGCATGCGTCTTGCGGTTCCGCATGGCGTTGACCGGTGTTCGGCAGCGGTGGTTCTCCACACACCAGAGCCGGCCTTCGCGCGTGGGCAGAGCGAACACGTCGCCGTCCACGACAGTGTGCTGGACCATCAGCTTTTCCAGGTCCCAGAACGTCTTCGTGCCGTCCTGGCTGCACTGCCTCTTGTCATTGGCCCAGTCCGCCCAGCGTTGCTGCAGATCGCGATTGAGCTTGCGATCGCCCGTCTTGGCGGCGGGGATGAACCCGCCCTGGACGATGTTTGCGGTCATGCGTCGCACGGCCTGGCCGAGGACCACGTTGTTCCGCATCAGCTCCCGGGCCAGTTCGACCATTTGGAAGTAGGCGGTCTGGATGCGGATGTGCCAGTCGGCCCCGGTCCCCTGCGGAATGATGCCGATCCGCGTGCGCCGGTAGATCGAGGGCCGCGCGGCGTCGTAGTCAGCGCGGAGGCTGAAAAACGATTTAGCCAGGCTCTTCCGCTCTTCGAGTCGCATGCGTTAGCCGTAGTAGGGGCCGGGATAGGTGGGCAGGAACGGTTCGCCGCGGGTGAAGACTCGCGTCTGCGGGCCGGCGGCATGGGTCGATTGAGCAAACAGCCAGCGCTTGCAGTCGGCCTCTTGCTGTTGAATTACGGCGGGATCGATCTGGACCTCTTCGGCACGATTGCCGTGTCCGACCTGCTTCGGGATCCGGATCAAGAGCTGCCGGCAGGCGACCAAAAAGGTTTGCGCCTCGGCAATGCTGCCGTCGACGTCGTAGGAAGCGTTGTCGTAGTAGGCCGCCTTGACCTCTTTGAGCGTGGAAGCGGAGCTGATACCGACGGTGGACATAAGCGGTCACCTGGCAGAGGCCTTTTCAGGCGTAGGACGGGTTTGCAACCTGTCTTCGATTCAGACAACTATGGACACAAAACGGCCGTTGGCAAGCGAATCCGGACGGTCCGGGCCCGGATCGTTTGGATTTCTAGCTCGCGCCCGGTCCGGATTCTTCGGACGGCCCGGGCACGATCACGGGCGGCTTGCCGATCGGCAGACCGCGGCGGAGGCGTTTGAGCATTTTGCGGTGCAGCTTGATCGTCGCCGGATCCGGTTTGGGCGGGTTGACGATCGGCTGGCCGTAATTCGGCTCAAATGGTACCAGCCGATGCCGGTAGCCGCGATGCTGGGCGTAGATCGCGTCGACCGGGTTGGGCACGGGACGTTCGTCGGACAGGACTAGCACGTCCACGTCGCTGGCAAACGCCGGGATGCTGACCTTATGTTCATTGTCCATGTCATTCCTTCTGGCAGAGTCGATCGAGTGACTTCACCGTAGACCGCAGAATCGTCCAGCACTTGATGTTTGGATCGGTGGGGTCCTGTTTCGCCTTGTGGTTCGCGTAGGTCCATCCGGCCACGGTGAGCGAGGTCTTGTCGATGGACAAGAGACGTCCAAAGACTACGAATTCCAACGGCACGCCGCCCCCTTCGCAGTGATCCAAAAAGACCACCTGCACGATCTGACCGCGGCGAATCACCATTTTTCTGCCCCTCATTTTTCTGTCAGATCCTGTTTTGCTCGCTGCCGGCAGCCGTTCGAGATCAGCCAAGAGCAGCTCGGTGTACAGATCCTCGCTCATCTACCGCACCATCTCTTCAGATCGGCGTAGGTGGCTTGCAGCCGCTCCCAGGCACCGTTGAGCTGTGAGGGCACCGCTTTACCCGCCAGGTGTGCGTTCAGTACGGGAAACGCGTCCCCAACCCAGTGCACCAGGCTGCCGGAATCGCCGAAAGCGGCCTCCTTTTGGCATTCCATCAAGGCCGCGTAAAACTCGGCGGGCGCCTTTAATTCGGGCTCGGCCTCGTGACAGGCCCGCGCGAACATGGAAACTGCGTCGCGGAGCGGCCGAGCAGGATGCTCACATTGTTGAGGCTGAGTCATAGCTCGATCGGTTCGGAGGGAGGGGCCGCCGGCGGCTCTTCCTGTTGCTTGAGAATCCAAAGGGCCAATTGGTGCAAAAGCGAGGGAAGCCGCTCTTCATCCAGGATCGTGACCCAGTTCACACGATCGGTATCACTGACCACGGTGAGTAGATATCGGCACTTGCGCGGCAACCGATCCGCCATCAGACGGCTGGCCGCCGCCAGCCAGGTCTTCACGTCCGCCTCGCTCATTTCGTCCAGCGACTTACGGATTGTGGGGCTGTGGTTATTGAGGTTGTGTCGGTCGTGTTGGCTCATTGGATTATCTGGACCTCCAGTGCGGTGGCGAGCTGCTCAAACATCCAGCGCACGACGTCGGCGCGGCTCTTCCCGACGTGCCGCCCTGTGGTGAGTCTGGCATTCTGGCCGTCGAGGGCCTTCCAGAGCCGGCGAAACGCCCGGCTGGCGGCCGCGTCGAGGCGGACGTCCAGGTGCATTTCACGTTCCAGGTAGCCGCTGGGCTCATCGTCGGCGATCGGCACGGTCAGGGCGACGGTCTGGATCGCGGCGGCAACATCAAGTAGGTGGGCCTGCATGGAGATGGGCAGACGCGGGGACGGCGAGGGCAGCGTCTGACGGAGGCTTTCGTGCGTGGGAATGGATTCGGGTTCGACCAGGTCCCCGGGCGCCGCGGGCGGCATTTTCTCCGCGTCTCCCCCTCTCCGCGTCTCCGCGTCCTCTTCCGGTGGCGCATTGCTGAGCGCCGCCAGCCAGGCCCGCGGATCGTCCGTTTGCCGGGCCTGGCCGATCAGTCGATCGATCGGTTGTCCGGTTGTCGCCGGCGTCAGGCCAAGCTGCTGGCAGTATTCGCGGAGGGCCTTGAAGCTAATGCTATTCTGGTCGGGCATGGTCGGATGTTTCCTTGGGAATAAAAATGGCGGGTAGGAGCAAGCTTTGGATGGTCTTGTTGGCAAATTCCAGTTGCCGCTGCAGGTCGGCAATTCGCTCCATCGCCACTTGGAGTAGCGAAATGCCGTATTGGCTGGGTTCAAAGACCAGCTTGCGCAGATCGGCCAAGTGGGCCTCCATCGCACTGACCTGGCCGATCGATTCGATTTCGGCCGGTCGCACGCGCGACCGCCAGAGCAGATCCATAAGCTGCTGGGCTTGCTCGGTGTTGAGGCGAAACGTCACCTGGTGCTGAGAGTGCGGAAAATGGCGTCCGAGCTTCGGACTGACGGAAAACTGGCGGCAAGCTGATTTGTCCGGCCCATCCTCCTCGACGATCGCATAGATATCGATCGCCCGATACGCTTCATTCAAGCCGCCATGAAATCCCAGCGTGCCCAGGAAGCTTTCACCGTCAGAATCCGTGAACAAATCCGGTCGCATTACGTCCTCTCAGAAATCATGAAGGGCACGCCGTCCCGCGCGTATCGCGACGGCGCGGGCTCTCGGGTCGGCTCCGGACGGGGCGGGGGCGGCGGCGGCTTGATCAGTCGCACGCCGAGAAAGTGCCCAATCGCACAGCAGTTATAGAAATTGTCGAGGTGGTGGTTTGCCCGACTATTGCGGATCCACTTCCGCACCAGGCCCAGGCCCTGCACGAACTCTTCGACCTCCTTTTCGGCGGTGAGATGCTTCGACAGGGTGAGATGTTGGTTGCGGTCCGTCGAGCTGAAGAGCGTCATCGCGCCCGGTTGGGCCTTGCCCTCTTCGTCGAGCACGGGCGTCGCCAGGCGGCGGTGGCCCCACGACTTCCAATAGTCGGCATTGACCATCACCACCCAGGCCCCTTCCTCCTTGGACCAGACGATGTGGTACTCTTCCCCGACCAGGCGGACCTTCTTGCCCTTGTCGCCCGGGCGGGCGTAGCGGCTGCCGTATTGCGGGCCGACCCCGCAGCCCATGGCCGCCTTGTAACGCGGTCCGGACTCCTGGCAAAAGGCAAAGATGCCTTGCGACTTGTAACGGGCATCGATCCAAACCTGGGCCGGGATCCGCTTTTCGTCGGAGTTCTCGACCGAAAAGCCCGGCTCGATCACCTGCTCGCGAAAATCGCGGAGCGCCAGGAGCACGGCCCGCGCAATATCCATCTCGTCGCCGGCGACGTCAAAACGGCCGTAATCGACCACGTGCCCGCGGCCCTCCGGACGCCAGGCCATCACCATCCAATACGACACCCGCTTGCCGATATCGACGTGGCAGACAAGCTGCTCGGAGTCCGCCGGCACGATGCCCTTGCCCGGGTCCTGCATCCGCTGGGACAGCTTGCTCGGATCGAGCGGCGTCTCGTCGACGGCCGCCGGCACGTGGGGGACAACCCACACGAACTGCACCAGCTCGCGTTCCGCGGCCTCGTTGTCCTCGGCACGGATCGCCTTCCATTCCTTGACGCCGATCGTGCCCGTGTCCCAGAACAGGTTATTGAAGGCCGACCAGCGAAAACCGAGAGTGAGCGTGTCCGGGACCGGACCGCTGACCACGCCCTCGGCGTCGATCAATTGGCCGCGGTGCAAGAGTCTGGCCGCCGCATTCATCGCGCGGCGTTCATCTTCCATGATCGGATGCGAGCACGTGGGGCAAACGAAATGGGCGAATCGCAGGGCTTCCATTTCGGACGTAGCTTGCTGCCAGCCCTGGAAATGCTCGCGTTCCGGAGTCACCCACTGCCGGCAATGTGGGCAGAGGCAGACGATTTTTGATTGTGTGCCCTTGGAGTACTCCTGCCAGATCCGGCCGGCCTCGATCGACACGGTGCATTCACCATACGTCTGGCGATCGCGGATCGCCCAGGCGTTGGCCCGGGCCTCCATCTGCGATACCGGATCCGTTTCGCGTGAGGCCTCGCCCGCCTGGTCCATCTTGTCCAGCTCGGTCATTGCCACCACTCGGGCGGTGTAGCTCGATCGCTTTTCGTCGCCACCGCCGGCGGACATGAATTTTAGCTCGGGCCCGTGGCGGAATTTGATCGCCTCCAGGTTGCCCACGCCGTCCCGGCTGCCGGGGCCTTTATCCGGTAGCAACTTGCGCAGCCCGGGTGAGGCGACGATGACCGGCTTGATCTCCTTATCCCACTTGGCGTGGTTCAGCTCTTGCGTCGGCGCGCCGGAGATCGTGGTCTCGCCGATCTCAAAAAGGTGGTAGCAGACGGGGACCACGAAGCAGATCAGCGACTTGCCCGACTGCACGCATCCGACGGCACAGATCCGCGGCCAGCGGCCGCTATCCATTTCATCGAGCAAGAGCCCTTGGAAGGGCTGATTATCGGCCCGCCAGAGTTGACCCCGCAGCGGGCCCTCATCGATGACCAGTTCCTGCTCACACCACTGCCGGCGGGTCCGGATCTCGCGTGTCTGCGCCATCGCCAGACAATGGCGAATCTCCCCCGCCGTCGTTTGCTCGATCAGGCTGAGTGCCATCAGTAAACACGCCATCCACTTCACGGGTCGCATCCTCTAGGGCTCGGTTCAAAATGCGGAGCGCCGCCGCTCCGAACTGTCTTTGCAAGGTTTCGCCCGCGCGGCGGATCACGCCGGCGACGCGGTCCCAGCACTGGTGGGACTTGTCGCGGCTGACCAGGACCCCTTCCCGCTCGCGACGTTCCAAGCGGAGCAAGAGGGCACGCTCCTTGCGATACTTTTCGGCCCAGTCGCTGTCTCCCGCCAGCAGCTCCTCTTCCGGCGCCAGCTTGCGGGCGTTGCGGGCCAGGAAGTCATGCAGCCATCTGGCGACGGCCGCCAGATCGATCTGGCTGCCCAAGATCGGGACGCCGTAGCGTCCGGCCTGGTCATCAAGCACCTTGTGCTGCCGGCCGCTGAGCTTGACCCAGTGCTTCTTGGGAATCGTGGCGTAATACCGCCAGCGGTCCGCTTCCTCGCTGCTCTGCCGGAATCGTTTCAGCGCCGCCTTTTCGGTGGCCGTCAGCTTCTCATTGGCCTTCGTCTTGCGGACGGCCGCGGCCAGAGTTTCCCGCTCGGCCGGGTCGATTTGGGGGCTCGCGGACTGCATTTTTCGGCCTCGGTCTTTTGAAATCGCGCTTACTTACTTCAAAACACCGCTTTGGTGTATATAAAAACGCACCAACAGACGGCGGTCAGCCCGTCTGGCCGGCGGCCAAAGGACCCAGACGGAATATGCCACCATGGGAGGGGTTTGCAGCCTGCTTGCCGCGATTGAACAGGCGACGCAATGGTCCGGTGGCGGGCTGGCATGCGGCAGGCTGGGATGGGCTGGCGGGGGCGTCGGGCTCGGCGATCGCGGGCTTGGCCTTCAGGAAGTCTTTGACGGCTTGCGCTGCATGATAGCCGGTAAGCCAGTCGTGAGGACGGATCTCGCCGCCGACCGCTTCAACAGCGACGAACTGAGGCAAAGTGTTGTTCTTTGGATTGATCAGCTTGGCTGCCAGATCCGGCTGTACGTCGATGTCAACCAATAGCAGACTGATCGCTGGGTCGGGCAACAGGTGCGGAATTACGTCGCGCTCCACACGCCTGCATGGACCGCACCAGTCAGCTCCCAGGATTGCCAAATTGGGCTTTGCTTGGGCAGGCGTCGAGATGGTCAAGGGTGCAGGCAGTGTCGCCGGCGTCGCCGTGTCTTTGGCAGGGGCGACCTCGTGATGTTCGACAGGCGGTGGCACAACGGCCGTCGAGTGTCTCTCGTTCAGAATAGCAAACAGCAGTGCGATCGCCCCTACCAGGCACAAGATGCCGACGGCGATGATTGCTTCGACCTTTTCGCGTTTCATTCAATTCTCCGAATAGAGGACAGAGCGAACACAGTACGCATCGGCGTAGGAGTCGCTCACGTTGTTGAGCGGATAGTAGGCGCAGCCGTTCTTGCCGAAGGTCGAGCCCCAGGACTTCGTGGCGAACAAAAGCCACCATTGCCCCGCGAAGTAATCCAGGCCGCAGGCCAGCACGCAGTGGCCGCCGCGCAGGCGGCCGGCCGGCTTGGGCACGCAGAGGCGCCCTTGGGTTTCCTCAAGCGAGGTGAAGTTCGAATAGACCTGCAGCCCGAAAGGTGCCGGGAAGCGGCATTGCACGGCCGTGGCGATCGAGGCGCGGTCCGGACAGTCAAAACTTTCGTCAACTCGGTAGCGGGCCGATTCGGCCTCCCAGGCCGCTCCAGACGGCGGCGTAAGCGTAAAGTCCGGGCAGGTGGCCAAAGTACACGTGCCCTTGGTATGCAGCGCAGTGAGCGAATCGCCAATGTTGGCGCCCTGATCGCGGCCGCCGCAGATCAGCGCGTAGAGCGCCCATTTTGAAAGCCGGGTGTTTTGCAGGCCGGCGATCGCCCGGGCCGCCTCCACGGCATTGCCCGCCTGGAAGGCCACGCATGCACCATGATTGCCCTGCAAGCCGGGATCCGGCAGCAAGGCGGAAAAATCGCAGGGTTCCCATTTGGCTTGCGCAATGATCGAAATCGAGTCTTCGAGGCACGGCCGCACAGAGCCCACCAACGCGGTGCGATCGAGGCAGGCCAGGGCAAACTCTTGTCCGTCGTGTTCGATGTATTCCATGGGATCCGTTTTTGAAGTGACGCGCGGCCGAGGATCGCCGAAAACTCACCGGCTACATCCTTCACCGGCCTGCGCGTCGAATTCGGGATGGTGGGCGAAGGGCAGTTTCTTCTAGTTGGCCAAAGTCCCGGGAGGCATCGGCCGACTGCCCTTCGCGCACTACCCCGCAGAGCGTTTGAGCAGAGCCATACAGGCCGCGGCAGTGCTCGGTAGTGCGACAACTTTGGGCTTGCCGGCGCCCGAACGTAGCACGAGCGCCGGCAATCCACAGTTTTTGGCCGCGTTCAACGCAAATTGAACGTCGCCCAGGTCGGGGCCTGTTTCCGACCGGTCGATGACGTGCCAGTCGATTTTTTTTTGTGTGATGAACGCCAGCAAATCGGGATCCGTCAGAACGGCCCCGATCGCTGGCGTGCGGTGCGCGCTATCCTCCACTACCACGGCCAACAACGGCTGCGCGGTGATGATGGCATGCTCCGCATGCCGGAGATACACACCCAGGGCAAAAAAGCCCAGCAGCAACAGGAAAATAAGACGTTTTGCGGCCGTCATGAGTCAAAAGTCCGAAAATGTGAAACGAACGGGTCAGGAGGCTTTCGCCGTCGTAGCGGCTGCCGGCGTCTTGGGCCAGACCATCAGTTTTGCGCAGAGCTGCTCGCACGAGGCGACGGAAGCCGGATCGCTGGCGATTACCGGCATGCAGCGGATTGCGCTCAGCGAGGCATAGGCCGTCACCTGCTCGCTGACGTTGACGGCCGTCGTGACGACGGACGTGGCGGCGAACTTGGCTTGGATGGCGGGCCCGGCGAAATACCAGATGACCCAGAGGGCGATGATCGCGCCCACAACGATTTCGATCAAAAGACCGTAATCCATGGAACTGCTCTCCGCAGGGGAAAGGGGTGATTCGAGATCGGAAAAGTCGCCGTCGCTGGCGACACTGAAATTCCACCAGTGCGAGCCGCCGCTATTGGCCCACAGGCCCCGCTTGGCGGCTTGGGCCTGCTTCTGCGCGGCCTGCTGTGCTTTCGTGGCGCCGGTCTCACACGTGGCCAGGCCGGCTTGAAGCTGAGCGATCGCCAGATCCTTGCCGGTCGAGCCAAAAACCTGGCCAACCAATGGCTTGGCACCCATGGGGCGCTCCGTGCTTTCGAGGCGCACGGTGTCTCCGGCCAGGCTGGCCAGGTTGTCTCGGCTGGCAGTGCCCATTGAATCGTTCAGACCAGGGGCCGAGATACCCGCCAGAAATATGGGCCTGGTCGATCGACCGAAGAGCCCGTCCTTCACGTTCAGCGTGGCGCCATTGGCCGCACTGATCACGGCTTGTGTGGACGAATAGCTCTTGCCTCCCCCGCGATGATCCCACTTCCAGACCAGCACGCCGCCGGCGACGAAGATCACGAGGGCGATCGCCGCGTAGAAGCCAGCCTTCGAAAACAGGAAGCTCAGAAACGTGGCCATGGGAAGGAACGAAAGGAAAATGGGCAGATGGGAAGGGTTAAAGGTCCAAGCTGACGACGTGGCCGCTGACCTTTACAAGCTGCGCCGTGTTGACGGCCGAAAACGATTCCTTCCGGCCATCCGGTCGCCGGCCCAGCGTGGTCCGCAGCTCGACGTTGCAATAGTCCTCGCAGCCGAGCCCTGACAAGTGGACGACTTCGCAGGGGATCAAAACCTTGTCCCCTACCCGCAGTGGATGACCGTTCGCATCGTGCATGGCTTACTCGTATTTCCGTTAAGGAAGATCAGCGATCGCAGTCCGGCGCATCGGCGGCGAATCGCGGCTGGTGCAGATCCCTGACCGCGCCGGCCAACGGGTTTTTGGCACTGCGGATCCGCTTCTTGATCTGGCCCATCTCCTGATAGGCATCTTTCACGGACTCCTGCAGCTCCAAGAGCCGCTGGGCATCGTCCACGATGTTGTGGAATTCGACGTTGGGCGTCTCATCTTCCAGTGTGCGGGGCGGGGCCTCGGTGCGCGGGTGACGGTTGAACATCTTCTTTTCTTTGGGTTTGGCTGTCCGCTTCATGAAGCGGCACGATTTTTGAGCGAAAACACAGGTGCGATCGCGAAACAGCGCGTCAACGGCGGGGGCCGAAAGGGCGGGCATGATCGGTGCCGCGCTGCCGCGGTGCATCCAGAGCGGTCCGCGGCGGCACGGTCCTAGCCGGCAGCAGTAGGGCGGATACCGCCGGCGACTCGAGTACGGGTTAGAGCGAGAATGCGGCTTGCGCCACGGGATCGAAAGGCCGGCAAGACCGGCCAGGTAGGGCTGTTTCTGCGGCACGCGCCGCTAAACTTTCGTCAACAGGAAAAGTTTAGCTGACGTTTGTACACAAAGCAAATCGTTTGCGCGGAATTTTGGCAGCATCTGCTCAGTCGCTGGGCGGATGATGCCGAAAAGCAACACTGCAAAAGCCTCCTCCAGGGGTAATTGGTTGGGAACGGAAGCCCGGTGTTGGTCGCACCGGGCTTTTTTCGTCGCTTGAAACGATTGTGAGGGGAGTATGACGCGCGTCGGGTCTGCAATCGCTAATTCGTTAAATACCCTCCTCCGTGGCGCTCCCCCGCCACAGGTACAGCAGGCGACCGGGGCCGCGGCTTGCGGTGCCCAAGAGTCCGCCTCCCCGGCGCCTGCTAGCGTACCGCTCGATCCGATCGTGCGCACTGCCCCCGAGAAGTACGGGCGGGCCGTCGCGGCGGATTTGGGGAGAGGGCAGACGTCGAGACCCGGAGACGCGGAGATGGCCGCCGCGCTCCCGCTGAAAGCGCACGGCCGCAAGCCGCCGCAGCCGGCGACGCTGGAGATCGTCCTGGAACAGTTCCGGCTTTACGAGTTGCGACCTTTGACGATCGGCAAATTCTGCGTGCAGTGGCTGCAGCATCAGCCGGAGCTGGCAGCCGATAAGCAGCTTCCCCGCGGCGAGGCCCTGCGGCGAATCCGGGAGGGGCTGGCCAAACAGGACCAGGTGACCCTGGCCGCGCGGCTCGATCGCTTCATCGCCTGCTACTACGTGGCGACGGTGCTGGGCTGGGAAGATGCCTGGAAACTCCGCTACGCGGCGATCCGCGAGCTCTTGCCGCTCTTCGGCCGCAATGCCGCGCTCGAAGAATACGAGCTCCGGCCGGAGCGTGCGGCGGCCACGCGGGCCCTCTGGTCCCGCATGCTGGCCGAACATCTCACCGCCGAGGCGGTGCGCGCCGAGGTCCGCAAGATCCGGCCGCCGCAGGTCCTGCGGCTGCACGGCCGCAGCGGCCGCCTGGCAACGATCCGCCGCGATCTGAAACGCTTAAAGGCCCGCGAAGACCTCCTGGAAGTTATCCGTCTCGCGCAGGAGTACTTGGAGCGGATGGGAGCGGCCGGGCAAGCCGCCGGCTAGTTTGTCCCGACGGGACAAAGTTGCTTAGCGCGGTTTGCGCCTGCCCTTGCCAGTGGTCGCCGGCTTGAATTCGGGCGGGAAAGGAACGGCGTGGCTACTGGCCAGCGTGCCCACCAGTTCGCCCTTCTTCATGTTGCTGTTGACGATGCCGGATCCGATCCGGATCAAGTCCTCTTTGTCGTGCGCCTCCCACCAGGCCTCGCTCAGCGTGCCCATCTGCTCTGCCTGCCAGGCCGCGGCCAAATCGATTTTGAGCCAGGCGATCAGCGGATCGAGATCGCGGTCCCACACGATCGCGGACATCGGATTTCCCTTCGCATCGGCAAAGGCCCGGGCGGCGTAGTGGCGGGCGAGGTCCCAGACTTTAGCTTCATGGCACCGGCCAGTGGCCAGGTCGGCAAGGAGCCCATCCTTGCAGCCGAGGACATCCTTCGCCAAGTCGTCCAGGTCGCAGCGATCGCCATGGACCCAGCCGTCCATCTTCCAGTCCTGCGTCTGGTAGTACAGGCAAACCATCAGGACCTCTTTGCCGGTCCGGTTCGCGTCGGCCAGAGCCCGGGCAATCAAGAGCCGCTTCCAGTCGGCCGCGATTTCCCGCCGGCGGCGGGCAAGCTGCTCTTGCCGCTTCTTTTTGTTCTTGGCTTCCTCGGCCGCGGCGGCCTTGCGCTCCGCGGCGGTCATCTCCTCGCGCGGCTTGTCGCTCTTCTTCTTGCCGTGACCCCGGGGACCGGGTGCCCCGCGGCTGGCAGACCGCTCCTCTTCCCGCTGGGCATGCTCCCGGGCAATCTCAAACCAGGCGGACCGGTTCCGCGCGACTTGCATCACGCGATCGCCATAATCGCTTTCGAGGTCGACCTCCACGACGTCCAGCCGCTCCCGCATGGCGTCAGTGATCTTTTTCGGCAGCCGCAGCCACTGGCCGCTCTTCTTGTCGTGCTCGGAATGGTAGCCCATCGGTGTCCCGGACTTGGTAAAGGCCCTGCGTAGCTCGTCAATCAGATCGCGATAAGCGAGAGGCTGCGCATCCTCTTCCTTCGCGGGCGCCTGCTTTCTTTTCTTGCCGAAGAGGTGCGCCGGCAGCGAGGCGATCGCCGCGGCCGCCCGCGGATCATCGCAATAGGGCAGGATCGCGCGGGCATGCGTGTGCGGTATTTCACCTGAAATAATCGCCTCCTGCCACTCGGCCGGCAGCCGCAGGTACCGCAATCGGTTGGCCACGTGGGCCTGGCTGACCCCCAGCCTTTCCGCCAGGGCTTCCTGGGTCGGCGGGTTCGGGCGGTTCAGCATCGCCTGGAAGCCGCGGGCCTCCTCGATCGCCGAGAGGTCCTCGCGTTGGAGATTCTCAATCACGACAATCTCTTCCGCCTCCGAATCGCTGACCTCCTGGACGCGGGCCCGGATCTGCTTCCAGCCAGCCAGCCGGGCGGCGGCACAGCGGCGGTGGCCAGCCAGCAGCTCGTAACGGCCGCGGCCAGCGGGTCGCAGCACGATCGCCTGTAGCAGCCCGTGACTGACGAGCGTGTCCTTCAGGCGTTCGATGCCTTGGGTATGGTTCTTGCGGAGTTGGTAGGGGCTGTCCGCAATTGCGGACAAGGGGATTTCTTGCTCCTTCCCGTTCAATTGGGCAATGAAGGAAGGATGTCCGACGATCGTGGCGCCGTCGGACCGCTTGGCGATCGCCGGCTCGCGGAGCGTGCCGATGGGTTTGGATTTGGTGAGCATGGCTTCTAAGGGTAGAAAGGAAAATGGGGGAAAGGAAAATCAGGCCACGCGATATCGCTCGGCCTGAGAGGAAAGTCTTTTGGCGATTTCGGCCCTGATCTCCGGCGTCATTCGACGAATCCACGTGTCGTCTACGGCTTTGAAAATGCGGGTCAACCAGTCAATCGCACCCACCAGCCGGTTGGGGCAGGATTCTCCGTCCTCAACGATTCCCGCAAGATGCGAGAGCACGTCCTCGAAACTTACGTCCGCTACGACTTCTACGGGCCCTTCGGTCCAGACGTTGAGCTTCACGGCTCAGAACTCCTTCCCAGGGCGACGATGCCCGGGATCCGATTCGGGTAGGCGCAGGCCGAGCACAGGTCCGGTTCGACCCACCAACAGCCTTCGTCGCACGGATCGAAGTGCGAGCAGCCGCAGACGCGGCAGGTCTGGCGAAAGACCCAGCCGGGGCAGGTCCCGTCAACTTTGGTCGGCGCCTGCAATAAGGCGCAGGCCGGCCCGCCGGATAGTTCGCGAATGAAGTATTCGCAGGCGTAGCACCGCCGCACTGGCAGCGCCGGCCTGGGCCGATGGCTCTCTGATTTGTGGCTGCGCGTCATTTGGCCCTCCGAAACGTGAAGCGACTGGGCGCGAAGTCGCAAAAGTGGTTCTTAGGATTCAGCGAGGAAATCAGCGCCGAGCAGCGCTGCCAGTGAGCACAGTCGCCACAGGTTTTCCCCAGCGGTGTAAGCATCTCGGGTTCGACGTGCAGGCTCTTGGCGAGCGCCGCATTCTCGCGCTGCCGGTCCTGGCGCGCCTCGTAAAGCATCTTCGCGGCGATCTTTGCAAGGTTCATCATTTGGCCCTCCGCGTCCGCGGGGTGGAATGGGTCAGGCCGTGCAGGAGCGTCGATTCGCCGGAGATCTCGACCGCCAGGCCGTGCAGGAGCGTAACGAGGTCCTGGCGCGGGGAACTGCCCGTCCCTTCCACGCCGGGCGGTCCGGGCTGAGTCCAGGCGGCCAGGCGGCGGACGATCGCTGCCAGGCCCGCCAACTGCCGCGCGTGCCGATTCGGCTGGCCGTTCCAATAGTTCGGATCGCTGCCGTCGCTGGGCGCGGGCCCGCGGAGAATATCGAGCCACTCTTGCGACCGGGCGATATCGGCCAGCGTGTTTCGTCGATGGCCCTTGTCGAGGGAGATCATCATGGTCGCGTCTTTGGTGACCGCTTCGAGCCTGGCGTCCTGGTCGGGCTCAGGCGGTCCGTCCGCGACGACTTCGCGGTAATCGCCCGTGATGGTCTCCGAGGCAAGCCGCGGGGCACGGGGCTCGGCGGGGCCGTAGGGCTTTTCGACGGCTGCGATTTCATCTTCAATCGATTCGGGCACGTCGGGCCTGGCCGCGGCCGGTTTCTTTTTCTCCGCTCCGATGCCGTTCGCTCCGCAAACCGCGCTGACCGCGGCCTTGACCTGCTTGGCCGTGGGCCGCCGCATGCCATCCTCGCCCGGCTGGACGTCGTGCTCCAAGCGGGCGATGATCTTCTTTGCCTCGCGGGCCTCCACGTCGGCGGGAAAGTCGCGGTAGTGGCTTTCCCGGTTCAGCACGATCTTCAGCGGCTCGGCGAGCGGGGCGGTCAGGCGAAAGATGCGCGCGGCCTTGATGCAGTCGTAGACGAAGGTATGCCCAAAACCTTCGCTCCGGATCCAATCGTCGAACGTTTCGCACAGTTCGCCGTAAGCCTCTTGATCGCGGATGGCCGCGGCCTTGTCGCCCAGCTCCAGGAAGCGATGCAGGCAACTCTGGTAAGACCGGCGGAAGTCCTCCAAGAGGGCCTTGCATTCCTTGCTGTTGAGGATCTTTTGGGATTTGGCGTTGACCACGATGGGTTGCTCCTTCTTGGCTTGCTTCTCGAACCCTTCCGCCCAGGCGGTCAGTCCGGCGACGATCGTCGCCAGCCGTCTGCGCTGATAGCCGCGGGCCCGATCGCTGGCATCGACCAGATGGTTGCTCAGATCCTCGACGGCGTCGACGACCGAATGCCAACGCTCCCGACCGGCAGCGATGCGACAAGTGATGCCGATCGAGTCGATCGTGGCCTCTGCCCGCCAGCCTGGCAGATCGTCGCCGCGGCGAGGAAAGTATCCGACCCGCACCGTGATCTTGGCTTGGATCTCCGCTGGCATTGGGATCTCGAACGTATCGAAGCCGGCCGTCGCCTTGCCGTCGTCGTTGGGCTTCATGGGCCGCGTTGCAAGTGCCGTGCTCATCGGACGGTCCCTTTCTGCCAGCGTGGCTGCGGCAGGATCCGGGCCGCTGGCTCTTCCGCAGGCTGCTCGCCCTCCTGACGTTGCTTTGCCGCCGCGCGTCGCTCGAACTTCTCGCGGAAGATCTTGATCGCCTCCGGATCGGGCGGTCCGCAGGGCGGCGGGGGCGGCATGCCGCGCTTTGCCGGCAGGGGACGCGGAAACCGTTCGCCGTACCAGTGCGGGGCCGCCGAGAGCAGCCATTGCAGCCGGCCGAGCACGTGCCGGCCGTCGCCGGCTGAACAGCCCACTCCGGCAAATTCGAGTTGTTCCCCGAGGCAGATACGGAAGTGGGCGCCGCGGTTTCTCCGGCCGAAGGATTTCGTGAGGTCGGCCGCCGCCAGAATCCAGCGATCGCCCAACTCGGGGAATATGACCGCGGCAACGGCCGCCACGATCAGCAGATGGGCCGCGCGGCTGTCTATGCCGCTGGCCATCGGGGAGCGGAGCGCGGGCTCTATGCGATCGACCAGGGCCTTGATCCGGTCCCAGGGCAGGCTATTGGGACCGAGCCGCCGGCAGAGGGCCTCGGCCCGCGGCAGGAAGGGGCGCGGGGGTTTCTGCGCAAGAATCCCCGCGCGCGCTTCTGATTCTGACGATGATGAAGGTTCTTGTTCTTGTTCTTTCAGAACAAGAACTTCGTCGTCATCGTCAGAATGCGCGCGGTAGTATATAGACGCAGAAACCCCCGCGGGGGTTTTGGCGCAAGAATCCCCGCGGGGGTTTTCGCGCGGGGGTTTTGGCGCAGAAACCCCCGCGCTCGGTTTTCCCGCAGAATTTGCGGGGAAATCCCCAATTGTTAGGCGCGGGGGTTTTGGCGCAAGAATCCCCGCGGGGGTTTCTGCGCAAGAATCCCCGCGCAAAAAATGCGGCGGCAGTTCCCGTGCAGGAACTGCCGCCGCTAGCGCGTCGTGCGGGGGTTCATGCGCATGCAACCCCTCGCGATCGTCGCGGGCCTCGTGCCCGGGACGCTGATGAAACTGCACGGTCGGGGCGCTGGAAATAGGCCCCGGCCGCTGATCGGTCGGGGAAGCCCCCGGCCGCTGATCGGTCGGGGAAGCCCCCGGCCGCTGATCGGTCGGGGAAGC